TTCCAGAAGATGAGAATCTTTCTAATAACCCCATCATCTCTTGCTTACGCTGAACCTCTTTACCGCTATTTTCTACGAATATACCATACTCAGATAAAGCAATACTCTTATCAATCTTAAAAGTCTCCATACCCATATCTCCAAAGATATTAGCCATACGACCTTCTTTACCCCAAGCTGGCTTCATTAAATTAGCCAACCCTTGCAATACATCACCAACTAATCGGTAGTGAATATCAAACAATGGAGCAGTAACTAAAGTAGATTGCATCACATTACGTTCCGTAACCCCCACTAAATCTCCTGATTTCTGAACCCCTGCTCTACTAGCAGATATTCCAGTTAATTTATCAGCAGTATCTTCAAGCATCATCTTAAGATTAATCATCTGAGAAACAGATTGACTAAGAGTAAAATCTACTTGTTGAAATTGGTTAAAGCCATTGGTTTGCATACCCTCAGCCTTATTATTTATACAGATAAGCCCACTATTCTTAGCATGATACATTACATCTTTCAGCTTCATATTCTTAGGCTTCTGAGATACATCATAAACAATAGACTTACCACCTGAACGAGCCATAGCTAATTCAATCTGATACATGGTAATATTATATAGTATTTGAACATTCTTTAACGAATCTACTACAGATAGAGTACTTCCATTAAACGCACCTTTGATAGCACCATAATAATCTAAACAAGTATTAGCATAGTTTTCTTCAATACGATATTGGTTAGGCTTTACACCCCAATTCAATAACATATCATGACCAATCCTTGTTGCTTGACGTATTTCAGTCATAGGTTTATCAATAATCGTTTCTCCCTTCTTTGCCTTATAATCATCCTTAACTTTTTTCAGCCAAGGATTCTCTGGGTCAAATTCATTGTTAGAAACTTTATGCTTCATCATCCTGATACTTCTCCATTGAAATTCAACAACCCTAACCTTCAAGTCGGTTGCTGATGAACTAGAATAATTATCTAAAGAGAAACTGTCAGATATATCACTACCCACACCTTTACTTTGTAATTCTTCAAGCTTAGTAATTTGTTCTCTTGATAGGTCGTAGCCATATCGGTCAATTATCTCATTGATAGTGTACCAATTTTCATGACCAGCATATTTAGAATCTTGTAAACTTTCCTTCTCAATATCTAAATCAAATATCATTGAACGTGGGTCAAGACGTTCAACATAAGGATCTCCCTCCTTAATATAAATTTTATAAAACTCTTTACCTGTAATAGATAAATCGTAGAATCCTCTCTTAAATGTTTGCTTTAAATCCCATCGTTGAATACAGAACGTTAATCCAACGTGAACCATCTCTTCAACGGCATTTCTAAATTTAAGTTTTTGATACCTTGCAATATCTGGCGGCACTTCTTGACCAACATTCTCGTCAGGGATAGGCATACCTAATGCTTTCTCAATCTCTCTACGAATGGGTCTTAATACTACCTCAGCAGCTAATGTAATCTTCTCCTCATTCTTTTTACGTAACGCATTACGATTGATAACATTAACAGTGTATTGTAATGGTTGACTTATTAATTCCCCTGCCAATAAATCAAGTTTTGGCAGTATTATAGGGTAATTAACTAATCTAGCAGGAGATGTTAATCCATAAGTGTCGGTAACATACTCAAACTCTTTATGGTTAAACTGTCCTTGTGTAATTAAATAATTATCGTGATCTTTCTTTCTTGAATCAAGAAAAGAGCTGTAATCCTGATGATGGCGCATTAATGAGTTAACACAATCTAAGTGAAACTCTTCATTTTTTAGCCTTCCAGGAATGTTCTGTTGTGGAAAATCCATACGTATTTATAGTTCAATATCTTCGTCTAGTTTGTAATCAAAAGTAACATTTCTTTTATTAGTTTCAAAATGATTATTATTATTACTACTTATAGTTACTATTCCACCTTCATTATTCCTACTAAATCCAGGTAATCCTTCCATTGGCTCTATATTCTCATCCTCACTCTTATCATATATTCTCTTAGTAGCATCCATATCATGTATTAAAGCCATACCAAAAGACATAACCCTATCTGTATTTTTCACTCCATAAACGGATAATTCATTCAATAATTTTAAAAAGTAAATATCTTCCCAATGTTTTTTCACATATTCATCAACAAGTTCTGTTAATAATTTCTTTTGAAAGGTTTTCATGTGAATACCGTATCTGTTTGTAGCTTGACTCCAAGGACTGTCAGCTGCGCGAGGTCTTTCCTTTAAATATCTTGTCATCTTATGATGTATAAAGTATTTAAGGAAACCATCATCATTATATTCCACAAGTATTTGAGAATCATAATATATAGCCAACTTCAAACAGTTCTCATAGAACTTCTCCTTAGAGTAAGGTCTGTCAGTATAAAATGCTACTGGCAATTCTCCAATAGTATTAGGACCAACAAACCTACGATATACACACATAGAACCAAGTGACCTATCCTTTTGATCAGACATCTTCTTCTTCATCTCCTCTAGCTCATCATCAATATGATACGGATCGACAGCAGCCAAATGAATATTCGCCATCCCAGGTATTGGCTGTTCAACCATTTCAAAAGGAAACAATTCATTAGCAGGGTTCTTCTCATCATGAGAACCGTCATCCATAACAAACTCTGGCATTGCACCAAATATTTCCTTTCCCTCTTTATTTCGAGGCCAATCTAACATTCCCTTCTGAACTCTTTGAAAACTAGGGTTAGTGTTTATATTAGCAATCTGCTTATTAACTTTTTCTAAATCAAATGGTGTTTTCCCAGACTTAAAGAAAGCGTGTTCCACCTCTAAAGGATTCTCTTGTAAATAGGAGTAATATGATTGTAAATCTCCAGTAGCTTTACGCTTTTCAGCCTCAGCTATAATAAACTCCTCTGCTCCTTTAGAATCTGATATTCCCGTAGACATATCAAAGAAACTACCAAATACTTTAGATGCTTTAATGAATACAGGCTTTAAGTTAAACTGTTCAGCATTGTAATACATATCCATGTAATCGTCAGACTCAACCTCCATAGCATTAGAAGTTCCACCGATAATTGGTGTACCAAAAAATACATTACCCTCTTTAAAACAATCCTCAGATGATTGGAATGAACGCTTAAGCTTTAAGAACTCTCCCGCTTCCTCGAATACCATGTAATTCAAAGATGTTCCCCTGAAAGCATTAGGCTTCTCCATCACCCTAAAGTGAACCATAGACTTCATCCCTTTCTCTACCCAAATACCATCTTCCTTCTCTTTATATCCCGACATAAAGATTTCCTCATTGTTATTGAGAATCTTATTCCTCAATTCAGAAGGTAATTCGTTATAAGACAATAACATCTTCTTACGAAAATCTTGAACATAATCTTCACGCTGCGCACCTAACCCATTTTCTGAGTGAGCATAGCAGGTCCATTCATGTAATAATATATTAGCATTCATAAAGGAGAATCCCTTACGTCTTGCTTTTAATACAATAATTCCATACCCCCCAGGGTTATCTTTTCCATCTCCATACTTTGCATGATGAACTTCTTGATAATACTCATGATCTTGGTCACGATATATTGGAGGAATCATAGACTTACGCCTTGATTCTGGACTTGGTAATCCATGTATCTTAGAAAAGTTTAAATAGAAATAGTAGTTGCCCGGAATCCAAGAACCACCTGTTGGCTTATACCCCTCCTTCAATCTTTTCTTTTGCTCTTTCCAAAAAGCAAAATATTCAGAAGTGTTCTTCTTTAATTGATGATAATCCTTTTGATTCTTATCAAATATTATTGGAGAATATTTTTTTGCTGAAATCATATTAATCTTTACCAATTATCTCATCCTGTTCAAACACACTAAAATCTTCCGAACCAGTACCTTTGATATTAGATTCTGTTTGTTGGTCTTTAAGAATGAGGTCTTTTATCTTATCTCTTGAAATTGCAGCCTTACCCATCTGTTCTTGCATCTTATTTAAGTCCTCAAGATTGTCAGCAGTAGGTTTAATACTACGATATACTTTTGTCATTTCAAATGACTTATCGCACATGGAATTGTATTCATCAATTAATGGATCGTATTGAAGTCTAACATATTCCTCAATAGCCTCTTCAACTTTTTTATCAGAAACTTTTGGAGGTTTGTCTTTAGAATAAACAGAATAGGAAACTCTATTTTTACGCTCCTCTTCAGGAAGTCTTCTAAAAGGAGATTTGTAATCATATACACCAACAATGTATTTAACCATGTTACTACCCATGTGCTTATCCTTATAAACGGCAAACATTTTAGGCATTAACCCGATAGAATTGTCTTTAATAAAAACATTCCCATCAGTATCTACATCAATAAGTTCATTATACATTAATACGTGAATTTGTTTTTACCTTTCCTACTTACTGGCTTCATCTTAGTTGATACCTTTCTCTTGTTCTTTGTGGCTTTTGGCTTTCTCTTGCTCATTATCTTAGCATCCTCTTCTTGTGCAGCTCTAGCGAATGCAACTCGTTGATTGATATTCATCTTAATTGTATATTAATTTATTAATAACTTTATCCACGTAAGTATTGAATCGCTTTTGTCTAGCTTTATCCTCACTGTGTAAATACAAATATAAGGCTTGTAAACGAATAGTACCAATTCTTTTATTATTGCAAGCAAACCAACTGCTCTCACCCTTTGGCTTATAGACCATTAAACCGTCTACCTGAATTAAATCATTCCCTATTCTCAATACATCCATAGCTATTCTTTTTGGTTTGACATAAAATTTGGGTTATAATAATACTCAATAGAATCGTCAGACCCAGCAATAATATCATTATTTATCAACTCCCCTAAAGCATTATAAACAGACTTATCTTGTTTAAAGTTACAAATTCCTTTAGCCATAGCGAAATCAAATATCACGCGACCATTAGTTCGGAAAGCATGCTCACGCAGAAACATATACAGCTTCATAGCTGTCTTGCTCAAACCCTTTATGATGTATGCTTCTTCCATTTTAATATTCAATTCACCTTCCTGAAAAGGATTTTCTGTATGCTTTTTATGTAATCTCACAAAGCAAATATACAAATAAATCAGTATAAGTGTATTTTAAATACAATTATTTATTTACATTTGTTACATGGAAAAGGAAAGGAAGTATGAGGTCGGATATAAGCCTAAGATTGTATTAGCGAATTGCACCATTACATACACTAAGATTAAAACAAAGAGAGCCAGCTCTCTACAGGCGAAAAAGATTGTAATGGTTTTAGATGATAACAACAAAATCCCAACAGATAGAATGAGAGAAAAGCTGATCAAAAGAATATGGGCTACTCTCGGCATCTCTGGAAAAGAAATAGAACACGAAAGCAAATTAACTAACCTATCAATAATATCGGAACATGGTAGAATTAACTACAAGTTCGATGAATTTAAACATTAAACACTAAACAGCAAATGGAAATCGGATCGATATATAAAAGCGAACAAGAACAAAACGAAAGAAAGGCCCTAATAAAAGAAAGGGATAAAAACAGAAAGACCCCTGAACAAATAAGAAAGGACCTAATGAATCACATCAAGCCAAATAGGTTTGTAAGATTTGAAAAATGGTTCAACAGAAAGTTTGGATGGTTCTTTACTAATGGCAGAAAATAATTAATCAAATAACTAAATAAATTATGAAAAAAGAAAACGAAACATTTACAGCGTATTTTTTTAGAAAGAAATACAAGAAGACTTCATTAGTGTTAATATTAATGGCAATGATAGTATTAGGATTTGAAATATTCAGAGAGAGCAGCGAATGGTGGCTTGCTTTAGTATTTCTATTCATTGGTGTTGTTCTAGTTCCATTTGGGGCTTGGATGAACTATAAAGGATATTGGGTATGATAGTTTCTGTCATTATACTACTATCTTTACTTGCCCCACTAAATGTATTGATGGATTGGAGTAGCGAAGGAAAGTTTAACTCTGACTATTGGAATAAGAATGATGGTTGGTGGAGAAAGTATAAAACTATACCATGGACACCTACCAATATAACTGATAAGAAATTTACCTTTTATCGTTATATACCAAAATGGTATCACTTTGGATTCGCTCCAAAACACGTTGAAAGATTTCCTTTCTCCACAACTATATTTGTATTTCTTACTGATGGTTGGCATTTAGCTCAATTCTTATTTCATTCTACTTGGCAGTTAATTATAGCATTGACAATATCAGTTAATGGACAAGAGGATTGGTATTATAAATTAATAGCTTTCATCATAATAAAAACAATGTTCTCAGTAACATTTGAATTAATATATAGAATTAAAAAATAATATTTATGAAAAATTGGATAAGCATAGAAGACGAACTTCCGGAACCAGGAGTTACAGTATTTGTAACTGGACAAGGATTCTTTAATGATTATGAATCAAGCGTTCAAAGATGGGAAAGGGTAATAGACCCTTTACACAAAGAAGACGAACCACATTGGTTTGCAACAAGAGAAATGGAACCTTATGAGGATTATAGAATTACTCATTGGATGCCATTACCAAAAGCACCTATAGCACCAAAAACAATTAAAGTAGAGCTAAAAGATGATTGGAGCTCTTAATAAATAAGTAGTTAATAATAAATTCACTAATACCAACTACTAAAAAATCCCCTGCAGGTCTCAACCACTTTCAGGGGATTTTAATTTATCTTAGAATATTTATGCGAAAATTACTAAGATTAAAGGTTTCTTTCGTTGGCTGCGAACTTACCTGTCATTCAAGTGCCGACCAACCAGGGTACTTTGACACCACCAACTCTCCTTTTACTTCCTTTATGGAATCCAACCTAAATTGAACAACCCTTAATAGAGGGCCACACTTGTTACAGTTGGTGGATGTTTCTTTTATCTCTAAATTAAACAAGGCATTCCAATCAGCATTATATTCATAATGTTCAATCATCGCCTGTTGAACATCTAAAGAATCAGCTAGTCGAACTTGCTCAACCTTATGTTTTGAACTTTCAAAAGTAGCACCAGTAAAAAAAGATACCCCGCACAAAATCACTGTAGATACACCACAAGTAACTTTACGAAATAATTTATTACTGACCTTGTTGTTCATTAGTATGTTCTTCTCTTTGGTTTAGATGCTACAGTTCCTTTACTGTTAACACTATACTTCTTATTTTTAGTACTTACAGTTCCCTTAATCTTCTGCTTATTACCCTTGGTAGTTTGCTTCATATTAATATTAGGACCTTTCTTAGTTATAGTCGTTTTACCTGATCTATTAGTTTTCGTAGTAGTCGTTACCCCACCTTTATTACTAACTGACTTTGCTGACCTAGCAGCAGCCTTTGATACAGCATTCTTATTTCTTGGCATAATCTATAATTTAAAAAAGTAAATATAAAGAAAAATAAACTTAACAATAAAAAAATAAAATATATCTAATCTAAACTACACGAATGCGTAATGTTAGAACTATCTACATTAGAATAACTAGCACACTCAGCAGAAGCCTCACCCCTATCCTTAGCAGTTATAATATTACTAGTAGGCTCCACACCCCCACCATTCAAATAAGTATGTGTACATGTACATCCATACTCCTCACTCTTAGTACATCCAACTGCAACCAAAGATACACACACCATTACCATCATTAACATTTTCTTTCTCATCATAATATATTACTTATTAATTATATAAAAGCCCGTTAATCGAACCCCTACCCCTAAACACAACTATAACCAAGGCCCCCCTTCCGTACCTATACGTACTACCCGTACCTCAAATATTATTAGTGAAAGTGAAGGAAGAGAAGACTATCTACTATCAACCCCCATACCCTTATCAAATTGGAAACACAGCCCCCTTTAAAGTTAAATTAGGATTCAAAATCAAAGCAAATCCTAGTTCTTTATTGCTATTTGAATACGTTTCGTATTGTTTTAACTACTTACGTAGAGGCTAAGAGGACAGCCTTCTACTATTTAATCTGATTGATTAAGTGTATGAGTGTTATGTCTTGTGTGTTTGTGTTTACGTGTTATCCGTATTGTACGTGTACGAAGTTCGGGAATATTTAGGACAGTTGCAAGTATATCTTATTTAGAATGGTTCTAAATAGTGTTGTAATGTACTGATGTTATGTATGTTATGAGCTTATTTATAATGATTCTAAATAGAGTATAGTTGTTATTTAGAATGAGTCTAAATAGTGTGGAGTATTATGTTATTTAGAATGATTCTAAATAAGGATATAGATACACGAGTTCTTTTAGGCTATTTGTTATATGAATACGATTGATTCGTTAGAGTAGTATAACATTGTCATCAGCCCTTTGTGGTTCTACGTAAATGATGTCATCTCCTTATGGTAGTGCAGGGAGTTTATTATTCACCTAATACATATAATTATGAGAACAGAAGTAGCTAATTCAATAGTCAAAGCATTGATGATGGAGTTCAATGGTAACAGTAGTGATGATAGGAAGATACAGATAGCTGAAACATTTAAACATTTAGGGTTTAAAGATGCTTGGGAGCAATGTACATATCATTTAGTTTTACGTGCTATTGTTAAGCAGAATGATGTTGACTGGTATTCAATCAAGGAGCTTTAATGCTCTTTGATATTAACCCATAAATACATAAAGTTATGATAGTAAGCGTAGATGAATTAATAGAAAACATTGGTGATGCTGAGTACCAACAATATTTAATTGATAGTGATTTAACTCTTGATGAGTTGGATGCTATTCACGAATATTCATTAGAAATAGTATAGTGTAATATCAAATAGTCATTAAGCTTGAGTGCTTTGTGGCTATTTGAATTTATTGGGATTAACCTAATAAATAAACTTATACAAAATACAATAAGATGAAAGATTTAAATGCATTATTTTCGGGAGCAGGAGCAATAGCTAACACTTCTGATTCGGTTAAAGTTACAATGGAAAATGGTTTAGCTACTATTAAGTCAGTAACAGCACACTTATCTAAGAAAGGTAACAATTGTGCAAAGATTAGTTTTAGTAGCAATGCTGCTCCAACTGATGATACAGCAGGTCATGATGAATACATTAGTTTATCTGAAGGTGCTAGGTTTTTAAGAGTATTTGGTAAAGTAGTTTACATCGCTAAACACTCTAAGAACGAGGCAGCTAAAGCATTATTTGCTCAATTGGGTAATCCTGTTGAATACGTAGTAGGAGCTGATAGTCAGCCAATAGTATTTACTACTAATGAAGAATTAGCTGAGATTAAAGAGGCTAATGGAGAAGATGTTACATTTATTTGGGCTGATGATGATAAAAACTCTAGAATTGCTATCAGATTTACCAACCCAGAAGAATACATTGCTAAGTTAATTACTGCATTGCAGGGATTTGCTGGAGAGGTATTCTATTTGGAAACAAAAATGGATAAAGACAGAGGATTCCAACGTCTTGTATCAATCAATGAGCCTAAGCTATAATACAAACAATAAGTCAACTTACGTAAGAACGTAGGTTGGCTTATTTTTTACAAACATACTTCGAGTATGTTGTTTAATAGTAGTTAAGAGTGAGGAAAGACTCGAACTACCTTTTATTAATTTAATACAATAGAGATGATGTACGCTATAACATTTATATTAATATCAACAATAATGCTTAGAGTATTATACATTAACGCATTAGTTGATGATTGGAATCACTATTTAGCTATCTACATAGCTAGCAGGAGAGATAGGGATGGATGCAACGTAATAAAATACATGGAGAGAAAGAAATTAAAGCCTTGGAAGTACTATCATAGGATAGATGTTTGGACGATTAAGAAGGTTATTAATGATCCGTTTCTACTTACTGATGTTCACAATTATATTCAGATGAGCTATAAGCCTTAATTTTATTATATACATATTCTGCAGGAATCATAACAAATTATTTATTCACTTAAATCAAGGAAAATGACACGATTAGCACAATTATTATCGGAAAAGGGTATTAAATCCATGGAAAGCACCAAGGAGAAAATGACCAAGACCTCAGTAGGTCGAGAATTAATGAATAACCTAGTTGAAAGGCTTGGCAACAGAGGTAACACAATGATTGAGATGGAAGGACACTTTATTAAAAGGGTTCGTATTAATCTCTCTAGTAATTTCTTTAACCCAAAAGAGAAGAACATTTGCCTATGGGTGAAACCCTTTGTTAGAGGCAATTATCTAATGTTAAATTGGAATGGTGTAGTACTTCGAGCTTCAGATATATTCGGAGATGGAATAAATCGAGTAAGATTATAGTACAACATACTTCAGAGAGCTTAATTGCTCTTTGAATTTCTGCTTGAAGATAAATAGTCAATAAAGAAGGTGAGCTTAACTTAGCGGTATAGCAATTCCTCAGTATGCGGAGGCGATAGTATCAACACATGGTACATATTGATAGACCACATTCCAAGTGGTTGTTGTTTATTGG